CACCAAGCGGCTGCCCCGTAGCCCCTACCTCTACCAACGCCTCGCCTCCCTTCAGGGCCCTGGCGACGCCACACCGCTCAACGACGACGAGGCTTCGATCGTGGCCCTCATCTCCGAGCAGTTCCGGTGGGAGGTGCCAGCCTCCGGCCTGCTCCTCGCAGGCTGGGTCACCCTCGGGCCCGTCTGCGGCGCCCTCACATGGCGGCCCCATGCCTGGCTCACCGGATCCGCGGGCACCGGCAAGAGCGCGATCCTCGAGCGTTTCGTTGCGCCCCTTCTCGGCGACGTGGGTCTATTCATCAGCGGCAACACCACCGAAGCCGGCACCCGCCAGGCCCTCGGCGCTGATGGCCGCCCGGTCGTCTACGACGAGGCCGAGAGCAACGAACGACCCGATCAGCTTCGCGTCCAGGGCATGCTCGGCCTGGCCCGTGTCGCATCATCCGAGAGCCGCTCGCGCACCATTAAAGGGACGCCGGAGGGGGACGCTCAGAGCTACCAGCCCCGCAGCATGTTCCTGTTCTCCAGCATCGCCATGGCGCTGAGGCAGGGGGCAGACCGGCGCCGCTTCGCACAGCTGACCCTTCGCAACCCCAGCGACATACCCCACCACGAGCGCCAGGCGCACTGGCAGGCCCTCGACCGCGACCTCGACCGCTACATCAGCGAGGAGTTCGGCCAGCGCCTCCAGGCCCGCACCGTGGCCCTCATCCCCACCATCCGCCAATCGATCCGCACCTTCACCCGGGCCGCCGCCGAGCGCTTCGACAGCCAGGCTCTCGGCGATCAGTACGGCACCCTGCTGGCCGGGGCCTGGGCCCTGCAGAGCTCAGAGCCCGCCACCGAGCACCAGGCACGCCAGCTGATCGACGCCAACGACTGGGAGCCCTACTCACAGGCCACCGAGGTACCGGACGAGCGCCGCTGCATCCAGCGCCTGCTCCAGCACCAAGTCCGGGTCGAGGCCGAGCGGCCCCTCACACGCACCATGGGTGAGCTGGTGGAGATCGCCCTGCACCGCGGCCACGACTTCCACATCGAGGCCAGCCTCGCCGAAGCCACCCTCGGCCGCAACGGCATCCGCGTCGAGGCCGACGCGATCTTCATCAGCAACACCGCCGAGGCCATCGCCGCCATCCTTCGCGACACCGCCTGGGTCAACTGCTGGCCCACCACCCTCACGCGCCTGCCGGGGGCCACCAAGTCCGGGTCGATCTACTTCAGGGGCGCTGGCGCCACTGCCCGAGCCGTGAGGGTGCCCCTTGCTGCCCTGGATCACGGCCCACCGTGAGGAAACCCAGCCTGTGAGAGCCGACCGTGAGGCCCGGATCCCTTCTGCTGCAAGGGGTTCGGGCCTTTCTCACGTTCTCACGGTCACACCGGGGGCATAGCCCCATGAGTGAGTGAGTGAGTGAGTGAGTGAGTGAGTGTATGTATGTATATGCTTCTAGTGAGGTGTGAGATAGATAGAGGGAGGGGCCCAGAACCCAGCAGCCGCAGCGGGTTTCGAGTCTCACGCCGACCGTGAGAACAGCGTGAGAGACGTTGGGCGGCTGTTGGGCCTAACCTTGGGGCGCTGGAGACCGACATGGCCGCCGCCTTTAACCTGGACCTCACTGCTCGGCTCACTGGAGACAAGCAGGTCGTCGCCGCCCTGCAGCAGCTTTCCTCAACTGTCGTCCCCAAGGCCATTGAGGCTGGCGTTCGATACGCCGCTCGCTCTGGCAAGGTCGTCATGGCCCAAGGCCTCCGCAATGCAGGCACCCCAATCCCATCGGCACGGATCAAGGAAGATCTCTACGTCGATGTCGACGGAGCCAAGGCCACTATCTGGGCCAGCAGTCAACCAGTCTCGGCGCAGCGCTTCAGGCCTCGCCAGGTCCGGAAAGGGCTCGTCCTCACCTTCTACCGAGGCGAGCGCACCCTCATCCCTCAGGGGTTCCTCCAGGCCAACAGAGCACAGCGACATCGCGGCAAGCTTGGGTTCATGCCCAGCCGCACTCGCCCCTACGGCTACGACCGTTCTCGCAAGAAGCCACGCAAGGGCATGAAGTTCATACACGGTCTATCCGTCGCCTCTATCTACCTGGGTGGCAAGCATCACGAGACCATCCAGCAAGCGGTCCAGCAACGCATTGAGGAGAGGCTTGTCACTGGCATCACCAGGGCGCTTGCGAGCTCTGCCAGGGGGTACGGGCCGAAAGCCTGACCCCCCCCCACCCCCACCTTTTGGGTCCTCCTGCAAAAAACGCACCTGCGGGCACCCCGCCCCCAGAATTTGGCTAGTGGCAGCCTCCAAAACGAGTGGCGCAAACCCTTGCAATGACTGGGATCTTGGCGGGAAGCCTGGGGAACCGCGGTTGAAATCCGCGCTCTAAGCGAGGCCTGAGCAGGATTCTCCCCAGAAAACTGGCCAGAAAGTATGGGCCGTGATTGCGCAACCGGTTGCGCAACGGTTGCGCAACGTGGCGCAATGGCGGGCCTATGGTTCGGGCCTGGTGCCAGGAGGGCAGATGGGGAAGGCGTTGACGCCGCGAATGGCGGAGCGGATCGAGCTCTGGCCGGTGGAGCGGCTGGTGCCGTTCGAGGGGAACGCGCGGACCCACAGCGCAGCGCAGCTGGCGCAGCTGGCGGCAAGCATCCAGAGGTTCGGGTTCCTGGCGCCGATCCTGGTGGACGGTGAGAGCGGGATCCTGGCGGGCCATGGCCGGCTGATGGCGGCCCGTGAGCTGGGGATGCAGCAGGTGCCGGTGGTGGTGCTCGACCACCTGACGCCGGACGAGCGGCGGGCCTATGTGGTGGTCGACAACAAGATCGCGGAGAACGCCGGGTGGGACGAGGAGCGGCTGGCGGCGGAGCTGGGCGCGCTGATGGAGGCTGAGTTCGACCTGGGCGCGCTGGGCTTCAGTGACGACGACCTGCGGCGGCTGACCGATGGACTGGAGCTGGGAGCGTTCGAGCAGCTGTCGCAGCCACTGGCGCCGGTGACGGAACGAGCGGAGCCGGAGGACCAGGGGCAGGGCGGCCTGGGCCTGGATCGGGAGCAGGACGAGGATGGTGACGCCACGCGCGAGAGCGGCGAGGTGGAGGAGCGGCACGTGTTCAGCGTGAGCATGCGGTGGGATGACCGCGAGCAGGTGCTGATGGCGGTGGCCGCGGCGAAGGGGAAGCACGGGCTGGAGGGCACGGCGGAAGCGCTGGCCCAGGTGTGCAGGGAGTGGCTGGATGACCGAGCGGGATGAAGCGTTCGAAGAGCTGAAGTCGGGGCATGGCCTGCTGCGCGAGCTGCCGGGCCTGAGGGTGTGGGGAGTGGATGACGGGGCCCTGGTGCTGGGCGAGGACGCGACGCAGTTCGTGTTCTGCAGCCAGGGCGCGCTGGTGGTGCGGCAGACAGGGGCGTGGCCGCACGTGCTGACGGCGGGGATGTATGGGGCGGTGCCGGGGAAGTGCGAGGTGCGGCCGGTGGGCCAGGACCTGAGCCAGGGGCTGGTGATCAGCCGGCACGGATGGCTGGGGATGGTGGATGACGGCGTGCCGGCGCGCGAGATCCAGAAGCGGCTGGGGATGGAGCGCGAGGAGGTGGTGCGCCTGGTGAACCGCGCGGGGATGCCAGCGCAGGTGACGAAGGGCAAGGCGGGGGCGCTGAACAGGGCGTGGGTGCCAGGCAAGGGCTAGGGTGCGCGGACTGCATGGCCAGGATGATCAGCGTCCAGTCGATCGGGTTCGGCGCCAGCTGGAGTTGCGGGACGGTGGTGGCATCGCCGCTGCGGGTGGAGCTGGGCGAGCAGGGCGCCGAGACGACGGTGGACGGGATGCTCCGGGGCGAAGGGTGGACGGCGATGCAGCGAGAGCAGCTGGCGCACCTGGTGGCAGGCCTGGTGCGTGCGCCGGAGAGGGTGCTGATCAAGGGCCTGGAGAAGGCGCCGGCAAGCGATAGCCTGACGCTGCAATCGATGTTGCGTCTGTTCGGCTACACCGTGGAGTCGTGCTGAAACTCGCGGATTATGCGGCGCAGGTTGGCGTGGTGCCGCAGGCGGTAAGGAAGGCAATTGCTGACGGCCGGATCAAGCGTGGCGCGAAGCGTGATGGCCGAGGGTGGGTGATCGACCCGGCGATTGCGAACGAGGAGTGGGGGAAGAACACCGCGCCGCAGTACCGGCAGGGAGCGGCGATCAAGGCGGGCCGGCAGCGGCAGATGGCGGGGGGCCAGGGCAGCCTGGGCGAGCACCAGCGGCAGGGCCAGGCGGCGGCGACCGCGATGCCGTCGATGGCCCAGGGCCAGGCGATCAAGACCGCGTACCAGGCGAAGCTGCTGCAGCTGGAGTTTGAGGAGCGCAGCGGCAAGCTGGTGAGCGCGGAGGAGATGAACCGGGTGCGGTTCGAATCCGGCCGGCGTGTGCGTGATGCGGTGCTGCGGATCGGCCCGCAGATGATCGGCGAGATTGCGAAGGCCGCCGGCGGTCTGACGCCGGACCAGCGGGCGGATGTGCTGCTGGTGATCGAGCGGCACCTTGTCGGAGCACTGGAGGCATTGGCGGATGGCGCTGGCAACAGCTGAGGCGGTCGAGCGGTCGTTCTGGGAGGGCCTGCGGCCGGACCCGCTGCTGACGGTGAGCCAATGGGCGGACCAGCGGCGGTGGCTGAGCCCGAAGGCGAGCAGCGAGCACGGCCCGTGGAAGACCACGCGGACCCCGTATCTGCGGCGGCCGATGGATGACCTTTCGGTCACCAGCAAGGTGCAGGAGGTGACGCTGGTGTTCGGCAGCCAGATGGGGAAGAGCGAAGGCCTGAACAACTGGGTCGGCTACATCATGGACATCGCGCCTGGGCCGACGCTCTACGTTCAGCCGACGATTGACCGCGCGAAGGAATACTCGAAGACAAGAATCCAGCCGATGATCGAGGCGACACCAGCGCTTCGAGAGAAGGTCAAGGAATCGAAGTCGCGCGACAGCGGCAACAC